CCTCGCGGAACAACTTGGTCGTGATGGGGCAGTGGTAGACTATGGTTAATTCCAGAGCAAAAGGCGCAAACTACGAGCGCGAGATAAGCAAACTCTTGTTTGAACACCTCGGTATGGAGTTTAAGCGCGACCTAGATCAATACAGATCAGCAGACCACGGCGACTTGCTGTGCGAAGACGACGAATTTCCATTTGTTATCGAATGCAAACGCAGGGTAGGCGGGTCATTTAAACTCGCTTGGATGGAACAAGCCGAGAAAGCTGCGCAACGGGTAAAGAAACATCCTTGCGTCATCTATCGTTTTAATCATCAGCCAAACTTGGTTGTCCTAAAAATGGCAACTGTCGCAAAGGCGGTTGGCGGGTCTTGGCAGTACGACAAGGACACACTTGTCACCATGAGCATCACAGCATTCTGCTGCCTAGCACGTGAACTCATGGCCTACGAAATACTAGAACCCAGACCGCTGCCCTGCCTCGAATGCGAGGGAACAGGGACATACGAAGAAATCACCTGGCGCGACTTTGGACGCGGGCCAGAACCAATCGCCAAAGACAAAACATGTGAAGAATGTGGCGGCTCAGGAGTAAGAACTTAACGATTTTTAACAATGACTTAAACAACTACACCGCAACGAATATGAATAAAATAGTTGTAAAATAGTCAGAAATGAAAATAAAAGAATACTAAAACTTAGCAGGAAGGGCAGGGGAGCCAATGGATACTCTCATAAAATACGACGAAACAAACCGCGAGTATCACAGCAAAAAAGAATTTATATCACCCAGCTTTGTCAAAGGCTGGAACACGGCGACCCCATACCACGTGATGCACGGCAATAAGGAACTTTCACCAGCCATTGCCGACTTAGGATCAGCCGTCCACGCCATGTGGGAAGGCAAAAACCGCAAGCAAGTTGTTATCGGCAAGCACAAGACACGCGCCGGAAAAGCATGGGCTGAGGATTACGCCAAAGCGCAGGAAAACGATCAAATCCTATTGCCAGAGGGCGAATACGAGAAAGCCTTACGCATGACGGCTGCACTCTGGAAAAACGAAGAAATCCGCAAGCTAGGCCGCAATAAAAATCGTGTTTGCGAGGCAAGCATTTACTGCAAGCATGAACGCACAGGGCTGCTGCTGAAAGCGCGTCCAGACCAGTTCACAATGGATAACGGTGTTGTCTTAGACATCAAGACAACCATCAGCGCAGACCCGCAAAGATTTCAGCGACAGTTCTTTGACCTTGGCTACGGCATTCAAGCCGCGTTTTACCGCATGGTCTGCCAACAGCAAGGAATTGAATGCAAGTATTTCGCGTTTGGCTGTGTCGAAAAGACAGAACCTTACGCAACCAATCTGTTCATTGTCTCACAAGACCTGATGGACAGGTACACAAAGGTCGTGGAGCGAACCCTCGACCAAATCAAGTTGGCCCAAGAAACAAATGATTACAGCACAGGCTGGCCCAACTTCACAATGATCCACACGCCTGAGTGGATGAAACAAGACGACGAATGGAGTTAAACAAATGTCAGATTTTAAAGATATGATGGTGCGGGATGTCACCTTTACATACCCACGGCTAGACAGTGCTTACCTTTACAATTCAGTTGAGCGCAAGTCAGAGAAATGCAGCACAACAACACCTCAGGCAGCTTGGTCTTGCGGCTTTACCGTCAGCAAAGAAAAGGCTGTTCGTATTTGGGGCGAGGCCAAGGATCACTACAATGAATGCAAGTCTCGCAGCAAAGACAGCAAAATGGGCGACTTTTCAACCGTGCATTCATACAAGCAAAACGAAGACGGCACGATCACCTTTGGCACCAAAAAGAAATGCATGTCATCGAAAGGCACACCAAATAAAGATGTGCGCGTCGTGGATGGACAAAAGAAAGACCTAGAAGACCGCGCGTTCTGGAGCGGCAGCACAGGCAACATTGCGTTCACCATGCTACCCACATTTAACCCAAGCAAAAACGAGTGGGGCATTAGCTTTCTTCTAAACGCGGTACAAGTCGTTGACGCGGTTTACCAAGAACTACAAGACGACTTTGATGTCGTAGGTGAAGCAAGCCCGGCTGCGGCTGACCCGTTTGACGCGCCTAAACCCGCAGCACCCGCAGATGACCCGTTTGGCCTACCACCAACAGGTTCTAGCGCACCCGCCAAAGAAGACCTAGACGACGAAATCCCGTTTTAAGATGCCAAAATATCATCTTACACCATCACAGCGCAGGATCGTGACGGCACTCTTTCGGGAGTTTGGCATTGATCCTGTCGCTAAGGTGAACTTCGGGGGCGAAGAAATCACAGAAATGCATTTGGCTGAATTAATCACCGCTACACAGGGGTTCAGATTCTACATGAACAGGTTTGGTGAGATCAGCATAAACGATCAATTCTTTGAAGACTTCGCCAAAAGATAACCCTCAGCCAACAGGGGTAACATGTCGGACTTCAAGCAACTTAGACATGTAGATTTATGTTCAGGAATAGGTGGCTTCGCTCTCGGCTTTCAGAGGGCAGGGCTGAGTTATCCCGTTCTATTCTGCGACATCGAAGAGTGGTGTCGTGATGTCTTGGATAAGCATTGGCCTGACGTACCCAAAGCCGAAGACGTTAAGGAATTAGCAAATGACCCAGTTAGAAATGTTCCCGACTGCGACATCCTCACAGCAGGATATCCCTGTCAGCCGTTCAGTCTCGCAGGTCAGCGCAAAGGACAAGAGGATGACCGCCACATCTGGCCGTACATCTTACAAATTGTTGCACAAAAAAGACCCTCTTGGTGCGTTTTCGAAAATGTTTATGGTCACATCTCTCTGGGCCTCGACCAAGTGCTTTTTGACTTGGAAGCCGAAAGCTACGCCGCACGGGCGTTTATTGTACCAGCTTGCGCCGTCGATGCGCCCCACCGAAGAGATAGAGTCTGGATCATCGCCAGAAATGTGGGCGACACCAACAGCAAGCAGCGGAGAGCCACCAAAAAAGACAGAGGGTTGGACTTGGACAGGGCTGTATTGGATCAACGACAAGGGCGAGAAGAAGCAGACAAGGCTGAAAGATCAGGTGGCAATCTGGCCCACGCCGACAACGCGGGATCACAAGGGCGGTTACCAGGGCGGCAGAGTGAGGAACGGGAAGGTGAGTTGGGACACGCTAGACGTAGCAGTCCAGTACACCGACAACCAGACGAAAACTGGTGGGGCATTGAACCCAACGTGGGTCGAGTGGCTCATGGGGTATCCCGAAGGGTGGACAGACTTAAAGGATTAGGTAACGCAATCGTCCCGCAAATCGCCGAACAAATAGCAATAACAATAAAACAGGTAGGGTAATGTCGGACTTCGAACAGCCACACTGGTCAGAATGGGCAGACAAAATTATCACCAGCCTAAACTTGCGCCAAACCAGTAAAGGCGAATGGCATGGTAGCTGCCCAAACTGTCAAGGCACAGACAGATTTTGGATCAGTCAGCACAACGGCCTAGTCAAAACACATTGCAGACAATGCAACGACTTCGCCGCAATCCAAAATCAGCTTGCCGAGTGGTCACTTTGGCCCTCGCGCAAACCCATAAACAACATCGTAGACTTTAAGCCAAAAGAAGACTTCCCCGTGTATGACGACGACACACCATACCACATAAAGAAAGGTGTTGACCTCTTTAACGCTGAACTCAGCGGAAACAACGTCGTTATCCCAATCTACAACGTCAACAGAGAACGCATTGGCGAACAAACTATCTCGCCAGACGGAAAAAAACTCTTCAACGCAGGGCTAGACAAGTCACAAGGTGCTTTCGGCGTTTGCGGAACCCTAACAGGCGGCAAAACATTCGTAGCCGAGGGTTTGGCCACGGCTGGCAGTGTCGCAATGGCAACTCAGCACCCGTGTATTTTCGCTTTAGACGCGAATAACCTACCGATTGTCTGTGAAAAATTGAAAATAGCCTTTCCACAACTGGAACTCGTCGTTGCAGCAGATAATGACGAAAAAGGCATAGCCGCAGCTAAGAAAACAAAGCTGCCCTGGGCCGCACCAGCCATAAAAAACAAAGATTGGAATGACGTTTACGTCGCACTCGGCAGTAACGCAGTCAAAACTGCCCTAAACAACACAAAACGCCCTGAAAGCCTGTTCACTTTAGTGCAAGACCTAAAGATGACAGCGCCAAAATGGCTAATCAACGGTCTAATCGAAGAAAACAGCCTAGCCATGGTCTTCGGTGCGCCCGCAGCGGGCAAAACCTTCGTCGCACTCGACATAGCACTCTCAATCGCATGTGGCAGAGCCTATCACGGGCTAGACGTTAAACAAGGCACCGTCGCATACATAGCTGGCGAAGGTCATGCGGGGTTTGCACGGCGCGTAAACGCATGGTGCAAGTCAACAGGGCAATCATTGGCTGGTGTTCCCTTCGCGAAATCCAACCGCACAGTCGTGCTAAACGACCCCACCAGTGAAGACGAACTTGTCAGCGAGTTAGAACTACTAGCCGAAGACATCGGCGGGCTAAGTCTGATCGTCCTAGACACACTCGCACGAACCATGCTGGGCGAGGAAAACAACGAAAACATGATGGCCTACGTGCAAGTCTGCGACAGACTGAAAGAACGCTTTGGCTGCACGGTCATCATTGTGCATCACACAGGCCACCAAAATAAAGATCGTAGTCGCGGCGGGTCAGCCATGCACGGCGCACTTGACGCGGAATATCGTGTCGAACCGTGGGGCGAACTCAAGGTGCTGATGACGCCCACCAAAATGAAAGACGCCGTGGAGCCGGAGCCAATCGCATTCGTCAAGGTGCCAATCAAAATGCGGGACGAAGAGGGCGGGGATGCTTCCTCACTGGTGCTGGAAATGACGGCTGACAAACCCACCGATAAGAAATCACCAGAATATATAAAGGCGGTCATTCTGGAACAGTTTAACCGTTTGTCGGACTTTGGTGAGGTGGCGCGGCAGGAGTTGAAAGAGGCTGTTGCGGTGGAGTTGGAGGTATCCCAGCGCCAAGCAAATAGACACATAAAACGCATGTTGGATCAGGGCGCGTTTAGGTTTGAAAAAGGCCAAATTGTGGGTGTTGGATGATGGAATATCGGGTTTTTTGGAAAATAGCTGAGGACACGGGAAAAATGGGCGATGTCCCCTACTATAGGTTGTATTGTCCTGATGTCCCAGATGATGTCCTGAGAAAACTCAATGAAAACAAGGTACTTAGCAGAGTTGGGGACATGCTTGGGACATGGTTGGGACATGGTGAGGTCATAGTTGGGACATTCAGGACATCATCCCCCCCCCTTAAGGGGGGGATGTCCTGTCCCCAAACCTTGTCCCCAAAACGACTCGATTACTCGGAGTTAGAAGAAAAGGATTTTTATGATGTGGTGAATGAGGCTTCGTGCCTTGCTGAATTAGAAGGTATCGCCAACCGTCGCCGCATACTGCAAAGAGCCGATTTGCCGAAATGGAAAGATTGGCAGCGTAAAATCATCTTGGAGAAAAAATGGAGGTTAGAGCATGAACGCGATGCTACGCGGAAAAACAGAAAGCGAGCGGGCGGCAGAAATGCTGGCATACGAGCGGATGCAATTCACACTCGGTAAGCGGGACGCATTGCCATGCGACAAACGTCCCTGGGGGGTGGCAGTCAAGATGCACCCGAAAGACGTGCGGGTGTTAAAGGTCATCCAACGCAAGGGGCCGATTAGTGCGCGGGACGTAGCGCGGGAACTGGATATGCATTCGCGGGACGTAAGCACACTCATTCAACGGCTCAAAAAGCTGGACAAGGTGAAAACAGCAGAGGTGCAGAGAGTTTACAGTCACGGCAAACCATACAGCACACATTTATATGAGGCGGTGAAATGAGCGAACAGGCAAAAGACATATTACAGATGTGCAAAGGGGTGCTTGCACAACGCGGGCAGGAATACGGGGACGCGGGAACGCTCTTCGAACAGATCGCAAAACGGTTTAGCCTTGTGCTAGGGCATGACATCGACAACATCACGGCGGCAAGGCTGATGGTGGAATTGAAGTTGGCAAGGCTAGACCGTGGTTACAAAGGCGATAGCGTGGTGGACGCTATAAACTATCTAGCCTTGGCAGGGGCGCTGCATGGGGCCACCAATGAGCAAAAAGAGTAGACCGCACCAAGGAACGTCAGATTTCGGCACACGCGAAAGATTGCAGCACACAGAGGGCATAGCCTACGAAAACACAGATAAGAGGCTGGGAAGCCCAAAGCGGATGCGGGTGACGACACAAACGCCGCTAGACAGGTATTATGCGCGGGAACAGATCACGCGACGACAGTTTGAGGCGGGTCAACAGCTTTACGCAATTTGGCGTCGTGCTGGACGCGCTCAGAGGCTTACAGCGAATTATGATGCCAACATAGTTGACGGGGGCAAAAGCGATGCTGAGAGCGGGGCAGATGCGTTCACAGAGTATCTCAGCATCTTGCGGGAAATCGGGCGGGATTTAGCGGGTGTCGCGCAGTGGGTTTGCGTTCAGGGTAGCAGTGCAAACGAATGGGCGAAAAATAACGGGCATGACCCAAAAGGCGGCATCGTTGCGCTTAGGCTAACGCTGGACGCCTTGGGGGATGTCTTTAAGATGCCGAGGGATTGACGATGATTTACGAGAGAATGCAGGGACGTCACACGCGGGATTTTCGCAAGCGGGAAAAGGCGTATCGCGACCTAAAGATAGTCGAGCATTTCGCGCGGGGATGTTCGGATGGGCTGATGCAGGAAATATTTGGACTATCACCCGCCTACATGCGGCGTATATACAGGGAAACCGTCCGACGCCTTGAGGACGCCGGAAGCACG